GACATTGAAATAGGGAAGTGGTTCCATGACTTCCTCCAGCGAAACAACAAACCAGATGTGCAGTTCCCTAGAGGGACTAGTGTGGCTGAGTTGGCAGATAGATGGGAGAAGAGTGAGATATACCCAATCGAGGCAGTTCACCTATACTTGGAGAGAAGCCAATCAGTCTATGATAAGGCTGGTATGAGTGATGAAGTCAATGCATTCAATTCCGCAATAGATGACATGAACATAGTCAAATCGAATGATGTCCCAGTGATAGAGGTTCATGATACAATTCGTAAGATGATGGGCAAGCCTGTCTATCACAACACCTCAAAACTCGATAACTTCAACCACATTAATTCTGCTATAGGTATCATGGAGAAGGAATACAACGTTGAAGTTACGGCTAGTGAGATAGAGAACATAGTCAAGGATGTTGACTCTATGGAAAGTCTAAGCAAGAGGCATGGCATTCCATCTGAAAGCGTCTATTTCCTAAAGGCGACTTTCAGGTGATTAGATGGCAGAGTTTCAGATTTCCCCACCACTTTCTGAAGATGAAGTGGTATCACGCTTTGCAGAACATGGGATAGATTACAAGACTAGAGCAGATAGATACAAGATGCTTGGTAATACAATGTTCGCAACTGTCAATCCGAATTATTACATCGCATACGCTCCAACCGTAGAAGAAGGGAAGCCAATTGCAGTTCAGGGAATTGCTCCTTACAAGAACGTGTATCTTCTAACTGGACTGAAAAGCCATGCAAAGGAATCAGGATTAGAACCAGAGCAGACTAGAGGTGCTGGTAGTTGGATATCACAGAAGGTGATGGATATGCATGGTAGTAGACCAATTGTCGGAGCGGCTATGCCAGCAGGTGTTCCTGTGTTTATGAAACAGGGATTCTCAGAAGTTGAAATTCAAAACGGTAAGGTGGTCAACCAAGATGACATTCCAGAGGATGTCAGAGAGGTATTGGAGATGTTAGAAAGCCAAGGGAGCGCAACTACTCCAATCAGGAAACTCTACTACAAGCCTGTTGCCAAGTGGTTCTACCTCATGAGGCGTTAGAATGGGTTGGTTCGATATTCTCAAAATCAGTGGCAAGGAACTGCTCAATGCTGTAGAATTCAGCGATATCCATTTCAGAGACAGACAGACTCCAAAAAGTGACCACGGCTACAGTGTGAAAAACACCACGATGACCAGACCACATTTTGAGGGAAAGTCAGAATCAGTAGGCGCACTAGACAAGGATGACCTCCAATTAGTTAGGAGGCAAATAGGGGCCAAAGGTGATTTAGATGAGAGGATATTGAATTTCTCATTCGCCGCTCCTGATAACGAGGATTACATTGTCACATGGAGAAGGGTTCCCTTGGACAGAGAATTACCCGGTAGTGGCCTTTTTCCAACACCAACAGGAGAAGCGCGACCTAAACCCACAGGATTCTCACATAAAGACGCACCCAATGGGATAGTTATTTTCGATAGTGTATATCCCACAGATGTGAACACATGGGATGACCCAATAGGAAACATAGAAGCAAAGATGGCGGCTAATAATGTCACTGATGTTTTGTCTCTTTGGCCGAATGATTCCGAGAGATGGACGAAAGTTAAGGGACAAGAAGAGGATGAGCCTGAAGTTACTTGGACAGCCCGAGATGAGAAAGCCTTGAAGGATTATGAAGACAAACAAAGGAAATACAGAGACAAGAAACGAAGGTTAGGGAAAAACTACTCAGGCGATGGCGGGTATAACTTCCGACAAACTGAGATAACGCGACTAGAAAAGAAAAAGAAAAAGGCAAAGGGTGGGGATAAGAAGCAAATCGATAACAAGAGAAAGCGAAGAGGAGGAGGAGGGCCACCTAACATATTCGGAGGTAAGACCTGATGGAAATAGATGACATGGACTTCGTTTCTGCAATGGACATGGAGATGTCCAAGACATCCTTCCCATACTTCTTCCAGAACGTCCTCGGTATGATGTTCCCACCATATATGGAGGAATGGCTTGAGTCGATGCAGACGACTGATAGGACTGTCATCATCTGTAGTCGTGACCACGGCAAGTCCGTCTTCATGCACAGTTGGGTTGTTTGGAATCTAATCTTCCAAGAGCCTCCGTTTCAGATGCTATACATCTCATCGAACCAGAAGCAGACTCTTGTTCACATGCGAGAGATAGACAGGATGTTCAATCATCCGGCATTGAAGAAGTTCCGCCCCAGTAGGAACTGGGCCATTGGTAACATACAACTAACCAATGGCAATGCAATCCTAGAGAGGTCAGTTGGTTCTCAGATTAGAGGACTCCACCCACAGGAGATTATCATTGACGACCCCTTGAAGGAGTTTAGCCTAGCCGCTATCCAGAGAGTGACTGATTGGTTCTTCGGTGACATGATACCTACTCTCCACCACACTTCCAATCTTAGGATGATAGGAACTCCTTTCACATACACTGACATATTCGCACAACTGGAAGAGAACCCAGCATACACCGTAACCAAGTATCCCTGCTTCAATGCATTGAACGAACCACTATGGCCTGATAGATGGGATGCCGATGCTCTGCTACAAAGGAAGGCCGAGATAGGTTCTCTCAAGTTTACCCGTGAGTATCTATGTGTCCCGATATCTACCGGCACTTCTCTATTCAATCCAGAATTCATACAGAACTGTAAGAACAAGGAATACGTTCTGAAACTAGGGAATAGGAGGGACAAGGGATACAAGTATTACGTTGGGGTTGACCCAGCGATATCCACTGATGGTGACTACAATGTGATAACGGTCTTGGAAGTGGATGATGATGCAAATAAAACCATTGTCCATGTAGACCGAGCAAAGAACGTTCAGTTCAGGGAGAACATAGAGAAGATTAGACTGATTGGTAAGATATTCCAACCAGAAGTGGTTCTTTATGAGACTAACACTTTCGCTAAGGCATTTACTCAGGAGTTGAGAAGTATCTCTGACTTGAATATCAAGGACTTCGACACCACTCGTAAGAAGAAACAAGAGATAATACTTAACTTGCAAATGAACATAGAGAATGGTAAATTGAATTTTCCCTATGGCGATAATGCCAGCAGAAGGTTGACTAACCTGTTGATTGAGGAACTATCCATGTTCAGTATCACGGAGTCTGGTCGCTTTGAGGGAGTAGGCGCACATGACGACTTGGTTATGAGTCTCGCTTTGGCTAATGCCGCCACCCAAGCACCGGGGGAGAACTTTATCCTGCTAGACGACATGGACTTGTTTGATACGACTCCGACAAGACCTATGAGTGGGATGCTACCCGGAGGCATATTGGGGTTGAACATCTAGGTGATACTATGGGTGAGAAAGGAGATAAACTCAGGGAGATGGCTACGCTTGCTGATGAAGAGCAAACACTAGTAGAAGAACAACAGAGACTCACCGAGGAACTCAAACGTTCTTGGTTATCCGACCAACCCGTATCGAACCATTTTGATATTGAGAAGAAGTTTGCAGTCCATAACAAGATGTCCCTGTCTGATGCCAAGAAACAATTGAATGAGGATTTCAAGAAATACGAGGTAGAAGGCAAGGACATACCATCACTCATCAAGGAACTCAAGAACTATCGTAGGACTCTGAAGGGCGAGGAGAAAATCAAGATAACGCATTCCATTGACAATCTCATCAAGGGCTATGCATCCCATTTGGATGAGACAATAGAGAAGATATACTGGCTCGCCAAATACAAGCCTGTGGTCAAGGAGATGGTTTGTTCCGAGGAACAACTCATCAAACTCTCATACATACATGATGAGAATACTCGTAGGGATGCATTGGACTCCCTATGCAAGTATTGGGAAGCGAGACTGGACAGGGCAGAAACGCCATACAATTCCACATACTCTTCTCTAACAAAGGAGATGACTAACAACAAGAAGGCATTCAAGAAGATAATCAAGGAACACATGCCAAGCATTGGACCGAAGGATATCATCAAGCAAGAGATTCTACATGCAGTATGTGAGGAGCCGGGAATCTCTGCTAGGCAGATACATGAGAGACTACCGAAGAACCTCTTCAAGAAAACGTCACCTAGTATCATCTCTAAGATGGCTAGAACTCAGAACATAACTACAGTTGATGGTGCGTTCTACAAGTTCAGTGATGACATCAAGAAGGACATCTATGCATACACCGCCGCATTCATTGACTCTGATGGATACATTACAATGGACAAAAATTTTAATCCAAGAGTCGGACTCGTTGCCACTGGCGATAGGGGGAAGGCATTCATGCTAGAGATGCACAAGTCGCTAGGTTGTGGTAGACTGCACTTAGACCAAAAATCCCCACAAGACACGAAACCCGTTAACAGGCTGAACTTTTACTCTGCGGCAGATGTCGGAGAAATACTTACGAAGTGTAGGCCTTTCCTGAAGATGAAGGGGACTAATGCTGATATTCTCCTTGAGTTACTGAGAATGAAGAAATCCCATAAGAAGGCGGAGTGGTACAAGCCTAGAAGGGAAGAACTTTTCCAACTGATGAAGTACGAGAATCACAAGGATAACATGAATTACGACTTCGTGAAGTATGGGATAGACAGAGAGACAGTCTCCAAGTTCCATGATAATTGCAAGATGACTGAGATGGATGTAATCGAGGGAATCATAAAGAGCGCAGATGAGGCTATTGATGACTTAGAGGAAATTGCTGAGGAGCATGACCTATCAGAGGATGAGTGGAGTTCAGTAGATGATGCATCTGATTACTTGTTTGAGCATAAAGTATTGGAGGATGAATGAATATGGCAGAAAGAAGATTTAGCATAGGGAACCTGTTTAGGCGAACAACTCCTAAGCCAGCAGACAGAACAGTATTCAATCCGGGGATTCAAGAGAAGGACACATCCTACCTTCTCACTTCCCCTGTTATCTATCACATTGCCCAACAGTCAGTGATTGTCAGAACATGTGTAACTCAGTTGAAGAATGAGGTATTCAGAAGAGGGTATCTCTGGGAAGAGAAATTCGTCAAGAAGTGCATGGATTGTGGGAAGGAGCATCAATCACCAGTAGAACAGTGTGCAGAATGTGAATCTCCCAATCTAGCGAAGCCTAATCCTGAGCAGTTGAAGTATGCCCAGAAGTTCCTAGAGGGCTACGTCAACAAATCCGAACAACTATTCATTGACGTATTGAAGGAATTGGAGGATGATTTGAACATCATGGATGATGCTTATCTTGTTCTAGTCAAGGAATACTTCATGGATAACAACAACGAGATACGAATGCATCGTATCAAGGAAGTCTATCGAGGTGACCCGGTTACAATGCATATCTATTCTAATGACTTAGGAGAAAGAGGCAAGGGAGGATATGTATGTGTGAAGCACCGAGACAGGATAGAAACCAGTGCCACTGGGCTTTGCGAGGAATGCAATTCAGAATTACACCCAGTTCATTATGTGAATAGGGTAAAGGGAGAGGAACAATACTTCACGAAGGGAGAAGTCCTTCATTTCAGTAAATATTCTCCGGGTAGGATGTATGGACTATCCCCTATAATCACACTATGGAACCATGTGACTACCCTAATCGCAATGGAGAATTACGTTAACTCATCATACACCAAGGCAAGGATGCCCAAAGGACTACTCGCAGTTCAAACTAGAAATATAGATTCAATGCGGTCATTTTGGCGTAGTGTCAAGGAGAAGATGGAGTCTGACCCACACTTCATTCCTGTAATGGGAATAGAGGCTGAGAATGGAAAGGGTTCAGTTGAGTGGATTAAGTTCATGGATAGCCTGAAAGAGATGGATTACATCTCTGTCAAGGATGACTTGAGAGATAGGATATCTGGTTTCTATGGTGTGAGCAAGGTCTTCATGGCTGATAACTCCGCTAGTGGTGGATTGAACAACGAGGGTATGCAGATTCTAGTTACGAACAGAGCGGTTGAGATGGCTCAAACTATCTGGAACAACTACGTCTTCCCATTCGTCACCAAGGAATTCGGAATCTTGGATTGGGAGTTGAAACTACCACCATCCGAAGAGGAGGATGAGATAGCCAAACTCCGTAAGAGGGAGATTGAGGTCAACGTTGCCTCTGCTATCAAGAACCTCGGCTTTGAGGTCAACATGGATGACGAAGGACGTTTCACATATGTGAAGCCACCACAACCAGAAGACCAACAACAGCAAGACGAAATAGAACTAGACCCATACGCTGGAACCAATATCGATGCTGGACACATGGGACAAATGATGGAAGCAGGTAACAAGCCATCAATGGCAGAGGCAGGGCAACCAGCAGAAGTCAAATCCACTAGGAATAAACCTAGCATGAGTGTTGGCCCTGACAAGAGATTCAGTGGTTTACCAAAGGACGCAGGTAATGAAAACGTGGATAAGCGAACAGAGAGGCGAGTTGGTTGAGCGAGTTGCTCGACATCGCTAAGAAGTGGAAAGAAGAAATTGAAAAATTGAATGCAGAGACTGATGAAAGATTAAGAAAATATTTGGAGGAAGGAAAATGAGTGAAGAAAAAGGTGTAAGACAATTGGAACGAGAACTGAAAGCCGCAAGGAACAGACAAAGAGCGGAGCATGAGAATGCGGTCAAGAAGACCCGTGACTTCTCTGTGGGAGGCATTGACCCTAATACTAAGGCCAAGCCAAGCCCAGATACAGCAGACGTACCCAATGTAATCTTACTACCAAAGAAAAAGAAACCAAAGAAAGAGAACATACCATTCTAAGGGGGCTGATTAGTTGTCATACATGGATATCCTCAGAAAGCAGGGTGGGGAAGTCCATGATGACATCTATGACATCAAGGGGAATCTCAGCCCAAGACAACTGAGAGATGCATCGAGTCAGTGGGATGAGGAGAAGTTCGGTCCTAACCTACTAGCACGACCTGCACCACTAAAGGACAGAAGAGCAAGAAAGGAAGGAGACTTGAGAAACAATCCGGGTTTCATGATTGACTCAAGGAAAGCCCTAGAAAGGATTCAGGCAACTCCTCTGTCTGATGATTGGGAATTTGAAAACGTAAGAGCGGTGTTAGAAGAAGTACTGAAAGGTCTTCAAGATGGCTATATCCAAGAGATGGAGCGTAGGGGAAAGCAAAAGGAGCAGTTCAAACAACGGGTCTTCGATGTAGATGCAATGGAAGAGATACTCAGAATGGCTTCTAAGTTTGATAATCCAGCGATGTTAGAGGAGAAGTTCCCACAGAAAGAGAAGTTCATCAAGGACTGGGGAACAGACTTCGCTAGATACAAGGACAAGATAGATGCCTTCCTGTATTATGGTGAAGGTGTGAATACAACAGTCAGAGAAATGTTCCTTGAGAATCCTAAGAATAGTCACTTTGACAAGGAGTCTTATGAGTGGATGGAAGGGGAGGAATCAGCATACAAGAAGTACAATGGGAAACCCTCCAAAGAAGTATGGGAGGACTTGATGAACTTCTTGGGTCTAGAAATCATGCGTGGTTCTGATAAGGATATTTCTAGAGGAAGATTAGAACAACACATACAATTCGATGAGAAGAACCTTGACCAGATTTTCCACTTGATACCAGAGGATAACCTACTGGAGAAATTCCCAGCATTATTTGAAGAGGACTCATTCGATGACTTAGAGAGTGCGCTCTACATTCTAATAGAAGATGTCATGGAGATGCATGATGACTATCTGGATGCTGACGAAACCGATGAGAAGACAGAAGATAACATCGAGAAGTACCTCACAGCGATAGAGTTCCTGATGCATGTCTTTGAGATAACAAAGATGGATGATTACGTTAATGAGAAAGTATTGAGGGAACTAGAAGAGATAGAGAGTCCAAGACCATTCCAACACCATAGGGAATTCAAAAACATAATAGACGCACACGATGAGCAAGACGCAGAGGATATACAATGAGTTGGCAATCTATCCTCAAATCCAATGGTCTAGTAGAGAAACTAGAGCCTAAACAGAAGAAGAGAATAAAGAAACTCCTACAGGCGGCTCAACCCACTGAGTTCATGGGTCAGGAGATAGCGCAGTTGTCTGATTTGTTAGAGGAGATGAAGGGACTCGATTTAGTCAAGACAGACAAGAACATGCAGAAGAAGTTTGAGAAGTTCGATGAAAACAACTTAGACCTAGTTGCCACAGCATCCGAATTACGGAAGGACTACGAGACACTATACAATCAGTTGAGAAAAGAGATTTACCCAAAGAAGGAGAGGAAGAAATGAGTTGGTTTGACATACTAAAGTTGTATGGTAATGAAGACGATTATATTCCTGAAGCAATGCGTGAGTTACTTGAAAGGAACGAGTCACTACAAGATAAATATGCTAGTTTCATGGATGAACTCGGCTATGAGGTATATCAACTAGGAGAAAAAATGGCTAAGATAGCAGAGGAGGATAATCTCGATGATTATGCTACGAAAGCCATTAACCATTATACGAACATGAGTATAACTGGCGATGAACACTTTGAGGATGTATACCAATCAATCTCAGAGGAATACCATGCAAGGAAAAGAGATGCAGAGGACGAGGAAGACTCAGGCCCTCAACTTGAGTATGGTGATAAAAACCAAAAAACATTAGAAGCCTTAGAAGATTTCCAAGGTCAGCATTATGAAAACGAATGGACTGATTATCGAACAAACAGAGAGTTGTCTGCATTAATGGCGGCAGTAAGTCGTGGCGATACTGATAATCTAGAAGGAGACTTCCCTGAAGCATACCTTATCTTTAATGAAGCCGGACTACTTAATGACTTGGAGTGATTGAAATGAGTTGGCAAGATATAATCAAGAATGATATGGAAGAATATGAAAGGGACATGTTGAGTGAAGAACAAAGAGGGCCAAATCAAAAAGTTCCAAAGAAGGAAATAGATGATATGGAAGAGGCTATTGAGGCTATTAGTGAAATTTTAAGGAATAAAACCATAATGGGCCTAGATGATACTGGTGACCTAGAAGTTTCACTTCAAAGAACAAGGGCATCTTTAGGACACATAATACAGGGCTACGAAAAAAGCCCTTACTTAGACATAGAGTAATGATTGGAATGAGTTGGCAATATCTATTGAAGAACATTAAGAAGTCATGGGGTTCTCCCAGTAAAATCAGTATTGGCAATCATGTGTCCTCCATGCTGACGGAGGCGCAAGAGGGCAAGATTCCTACTAAAGAGGAGATGGCCGCAGAACCAAGATACAAATGGGATAATGCCCCCGAAGAAAGAACCAAATATGTCGAGAGCCTAGTTCGTGCTTTAGAGTCATACGAGATGTACGTTGAACACAATGCTCCTTTGGCAGAAAATGTCAGGAAGAGACTACAGGAGTTGGGACACATATGAATATGAAAGGAATACTACAGGACAACCTTCGCAAGCAGAACTGGTTCAGCATCATCAAGAACGAGCAAGAAATCAATGACCTTGCTGGTGAGATTGCTGACATGCTGGACAACAGCGAGTCCATCATGGGTGTGACACCCGATGGTGACTACGATGACATGCTGGATGGATACAGGGACAGTGGCGAAACATACGTCACGGACTACATCTCACTAGAGCCGAACTACACGCATGAGGAGGATGATGAGGTAACAGTCGAGTTCGATTTGAAATTCTGGGACTACAAAAATGAACTTAGACTAGGTTCATATACAGGTGATAGTGGCTATTACATAGCGATGGAAGATTGGGGCGAGGAAGATAGAGAAGCACTACTGGCCCTGAAGGAACATTTGGAGGACTTAAGATGAGCGAAGAAAACAATGAGATGATACTACTACTGAAGGAATTGGTTAACAAAGTCAAGTCACTTGAGGAGGTTGTCTATCAGAAAGATAATCTACTTATGAAAAGTGGACTCGTAGTAGTTGATACCCCGACCCCATCAATAAACAGTGAAGCAACGTCAATAACAGGAGACACAATAGCGAAGATGGATTGGTCACAGATTAGCGATATCATAGAGACAATAGAGGGATAGTATGGCAACGAATCTACAGAACGTAAACAGAGCAATAGCAAAGGCCAAGGCAATTCTACAAGAAGCGAATGTCAATACCCTTGAGAACAAGGATGACTTGATGGGTGAGGAAGTGAAGGTTAAGAAGCCCAAGAAGAATCCAGCAGAGGAGAAAGTAAAGAATCCTACTGCGAAGGATGATACATCATCTGGCTATGGTCATGTTGGTGACAAACATTACATTGGCAAGAAGGATAATTAGGTGTGAGGATGAATGCCTCACTCTGGTCTAGCGTTTGAGAAAGAAGAAGATGGACTTACGAAAAGAGTTCTAGACTTCTTTGAGCGAACTAGATTCGCCTATCTTTCTGCTAGGGAAGACCCTGATGAGTATGGCCCTAGGTGGAAGAAGATTATCAAGAAACTCAGAGAGGACTTCGACCAGATAAGCAACTTCGCTAGGGAGTTAAAGGAATACGTCCAAGAGAAGGAACTCTTCGATGATGATGTATATGACCCCAAATCAAGGACTGCCGAGACATTGTTCTCACAGGTCAAGGAAATGAGATTCAATTCTGAGAAGATAGGCGACCCCTTCTCAAAACTACTAGGGGATGATGTGATTGACACGTTCATGAAGAAACCAGACGTATTCATATCATTCATTCACTATGCGATGCGTTCACATCCGAATACGCTACCTGACAAGATTTGGGAGAAGCACGACCTGAAACCTGATGAAATTACACAAGGAACAATGGGGTTGGATTTGAAAGTCGAGGATATCCCCCTATACATCATAGAGCATTATGGGGCTGAGGGTAAAGATACTCGTAGGGTGAAATCGAAATTCAAGGGAGCATTTGCTAGATTGAAGGAGATGTATAATGATACATACCCTGAAGACAAATGGGACGCATTGGTGGATTTGGATGTCGTCAAAGCAGAGAAGAGTGAAGAGGAGAAGCAAGAGGTAGATTTTCTAATTCCTAACAAGCCCATGTATCGCATATTTGAAACAGATGATTTGAAGCAACTTAAGGGATTTAGCGGTGATTGGCTAGTCCAAGAGAAGTATGATGGAATGAGGATACAGATACACAAGGATAAGGATGACATCAAAATCTACTCTTACAACAAGAAGGACATCACCGAGAAATGTCCCTTGCAAGTAAAGGAGATGGAGAAGAAGAACTTCGGGGATTGTATCTTGGATGCAGAACTGACACTTTTCCTTGAAGATGAACCACTGCATCGAGCAGACACCGTATCCCATGTATTCAAGAAGGAAACCAAGGGTAGATTATCTGCTCACGTTTTCGACATAATGAAGCATGAGGGCAAGATGATTGCAGATGAACCTTTGAGGGAGAGAATTAACATACTCTTCTATCAATACAGTTCTCATTCTACTGAGAATCTAGCCTTCCCATCTAAGAAGGACACTAGGATTGCTGATTCAATCAAGGAAGTAGAGGACTATTCAAAGGAGATAATGGCACTACCTGCTTCTGAAGGAGTTGTCATCAAGGACATTGAATCGACATACATCATTGGAAAGCAGAAGAATGCCAAGTGGATAAAGTGGAAGAAGTTCGTTGACTTGGATGTAGTTGTTTTGGATGACAAGAAGACGAAGAAGGGACTCCATTCCTATAGCATGGGAATAGGGCCAGTCAATGCTGAAACTGCAAGGAACTACAAGACTATTGAGATGGGAGATAAGGCATATCTCCCTGTGGGTAAGGCTCTGAACACGAAGGAGAAGGTTAGTGTTGGTGATATCGTCAGAGTCAAGGTTGATGAGGTTAAGAAGACAAAGAATGGGTTCAGTCTCTATTCAGCCAAGGTTATTGAGATACCAGAAGTGACAGAATCCGATAAGGTGGATACTCTAGAACAACTCTCTACTAAGACGAAGAAGTCCCTTGAGTCTGCAATAGAGTTTGTTGCTGGTAAGGCAGTAGGTGACAGATTCAAGATTATGAGCGGTGTTCAGACTGCTAACAAAGTGCGAACTGCTGGGCAGATTGCTAGAGATAAGAAGAATAAGAAGAAGGTGAAGAAGGGCATCTACATCACTGATGGTATACACGGAACTGCTGAGATTATCCTGAAGAGTGACTTGGATGGGTTTACCATTTACGGTTTTGAGGGAGATGAGTTGATGCAGAAGAACGCCCTCTACAACATAGATGAATGGAAGGAAGAACTCAGCAAGATACTGAAGACCAAGAGGTCTGAACTCAGGTTGGGAATCAGGAATGACATTATCGAATACGGAGACAGGCCAAAGCCCTTTGACAAGATAGTGGATTTCGTAGCAGAGCATTATGGTGAAATCTTTGAGGAGTTGTTTGAGGGTAAACCGGAGAGGCTAATGTCTTGGATGAAGAAGCAGGGAGACATACAATACATCCATCCTAACAAGTTCCAAGCAACAGACGATGTTCTAGAGAAGGACATAGAAGAAGTGAAAAAAAAAGATTCTCCTGAAAATGGCGAATTTCAACTCTATCAACGAGAAGACGGAAACATAGACTTCGTTATTTCTGCTGGCGAAGAGAAGATGGTTTGGACTATAGACATAGAAGATACGGAAGACGTATTCAATCTATTTGGGAAGTCAGGTAAATTCCCCGCTATAGTTGCTGATACCGTTAATGAGAACAAACTATTGGATGCTGGTGAATTAGAACTAGGAGTGCAGAAGGATGGCTATCATGAGTATCGTTTGGATGGTGACAAATTCCAGACTAGAATGCATCTTCGCGTAGTGCCGTTGGATGAGCAGAAAGCATGGTTGGCATGGACAGGGAAGAAGCAAGAGATGTTAGACAAGAAAGAGGATAAGGGTGTATGGAAAATCACTGAGGATAAATGGGCTAATTTACCATTTCCTAAGAAAAAGAGCGAGTAGATTAAATAGTAAGAAAAAAAGGTGATTGGAGTGTTAGCAACAACAGGAGTATTATTGAAGGCAGAAAACAATGCTGAGTTTAGCATTCTGAAATCAGATAATTTAGTAATTGGAGGGTATGCATCTATAGAAATTGTAGACAAGCAAAACGACCTAATAACACTAGAAGCATTGGAAGAAGCAGTCAAGAAATACATGACAAAAGAAAAATATAGAAATGTAATGTCAAATCATTCAAATGTTCAAGTCGGGGAGGTCATAGAAAAATACCGAGATTCAAACGGTGTCTTACACAAAACTGGTGTAGATGACGTTGGATTCTATGTAGTAATCAAGATGCGCGATGACATCGAGAAGGCTAAAGAAATCTCAAGAGGTATTAGGAAAGGAACATTACGGTCTTTCAGCATAGGTGGACAAGCAATATCAAAGAGACAGAGAAAATCTGAGGAGTTTGGGGAATACAACGAGATAGAAAAACTTGAGTTGCATGAAGTTACTGTCTGTGAAAAAGGAATAAAC